TTAGAATCTTTCAAAATATCATTTGAAAACTATATATTTTTTTAAATAAAAACAGTATATGGTCTAAATTTACAGGAATGATTTTTACCAATTTAAACCATACTTTAAAAAACTTTAGGAATGGAGAATTGTATAATATATACGGTTTCATTTTAATATACATTATACAACAGTTACAACAGTTTTATTCTTATCTTACATTATCGGTGGCGTCAAGTTGCTAATGGAACCATCGTTCCAAAAGAGGCGCATCGTATTTCGAACGAATACCTTGCCGTATATCGACAGCGTCGGTAAAGGTGCCGCTGTAAATTTTATTTTTATTAAATGTAAAATACAATGAACAAAGGTGAAATTATGGAATTTAGTAGACCAAGTTGGGATGAGTATTTTGTTTCAATTTCATTATTAACAAAAAGTAGGAGTAATTGTATTAAAAGAAAGGTAGGATGTCTTGTAGTAAAAGACAATAGAATTCTTTCTTTAGGTTACAATGGAACTCCTATAAATACAAAGAATTGTTATGAAGGAGGTTGTAAAAGATGCATGGATCAATTTAATAATAAAGAAAATAAGAATGGAAATTCTTCAGGAAAGGCTTTAGATTTATGCATGTGCTTACACGCTGAAGAAAATGCATTATTATTTGTTAATAAAACCGATTTAAAAGATTCTACAATGTATGTTACATTAATACCATGTATTAGCTGTGTTAAAAAAATTTTACAATGTAAAATTAAAAGAGTTGTATATATAGAAGATTATTCACCTGAAATTGATAGTCTAAGTAAAAATATATTAAAAGAAAATAATGTAATTCTTTTAAAATGGGAAAATGTGTAAAAAATTGAATAAAGAAGATCTCCTATTATATATATTATAAATGAATACTGTTTCTTTAACTTTAGATGTTAAGGTTAATAAAGATGTAAATACCTTTACCGACGCTGTCGATAGACGGCAAGGTACCTTTACCGACGCTGTCGATAGACGGCAAGGTAGACGACAAGGAACGAATTCTACCTTAGATCTTGGAGCAAAAAAATCTACATTACAAATGGTTGATATGTTGAAAAATGAAATAGAAATGATTGTAAAGCTAAATAAAACGCAAATTTCAAATGAAGAACGTAAGAAAAATACTAATTTAAAACAGCAAAAGATGGATCAATTAAAAAAATTAAACGAAGATTTGAAAATCATTTATAAAAATGAAAGATCTGAAATGACTAAAAACAATAGAATACTTGCTGTTCAAAAAGCAATGGATAGTTTAGATTTTAGAGCTGCAAAAAAAAAGAAAAATGATACAGAAGCTATAGATAAAGCTAAAAAAGCAAAAGAACAAAGAGAACTTGTAAGAAAAACATATATAGAATCCAAAGAGATTGAGAAAATATATCTAGAAAATGATTGTAAATTATTACCTGGTAATTTATTTTTACACGAATCTATTATAAAAAAATATGGTTTATGTCCATTTATTAAAGAAGAAACGCATTCTAAAGACACTAAAAGTATAAAAAGATTAGAATGGTTATCATCAACAGAAGACAATGGAGAATATTATTATAATTTATACAAAGATTTATATGAATATAAATCAATAAATCTTTTAAAAGATGAAAAACAAAAGTTGGAAGATCAAATTGATAATTTTATTACAAGCACACTTGTAGATTCTCAAAAAGAGATTTATAATGATAGTATTGCGTTTTTTAAAGAATACGTCGAATGTAGTATAAAATCAAAAAGAATAAAAGAACGATATAAAGGATTTGTTAATAATATGTCAATACTTTTTTCAGAAACATCTTTACCAATACATGAATATTTATCTATTAAATATAATATACAAATTGTAATTAATGACACTAATTCTAAAAACGAATTAGATAAAATGGTCAAAATGTTTAAAATATTATGTATAGAAGAATTTGATAATTTAGTACATGATTACGATGAAATAATAAAATCTATTCAAAATAATGAAAAGTTTATTAATAATACAAGGAACAATTTAAATAATAATTTATATTCTTATCTAACAAATCGTGAAGACTTTTTTAAAAAAATAGGGTTTACTGGAAATAAAAAAGAGATTAAAATATCTAGAGAAGGAAAATATTTTAAAAAATGGACACTTTTATCAAATGAAGAACGTTTAGAAAGATTTTATGAATATTCTGAATATTTTATAAAAAAAAATACAGATTCTCAAACTGACAAGGTTCAACATTTATATGATTTATTAAAAAATGCATTTTTAGAAAAAAAAATAGTATATCGTAATTACACATGGAATGTTACTTCTGGAATTATTGATAATATAAAAATTCTATTGTATAATAAAGATAAAAACGAGTTTGTTTTAAATAATATAAAAGAAAATCAAGAAAATCAAGGTACCTTACCGATTAACGTCGGAGACGGTAGAGGTACCTTACCGATTAACGTCGGAGACGGTAGAGGTACTACGAATTCAAACTCTATTGATAAAAAAAAGACTATTAAAAAAATTTCAACCAAGACAATTATAACAAAGCAAATTGAAAAGATAATTAATGAAGAATTACTTTACTTTATTATAAAAAAATTAAAAGGTACAGAAACTGAAGCTGATAAAGAAGAATTTATAGATCATATTAAAGAAAAAATAAGTGTTAAAAAAATTAACAAGAACGATAAAGAAATTATTTATAAAAAATATGATGAAATTTATATTATTATTAAAAATAATAAAAAATAAATTACGAGTTACGTTAAAAACAGTTTTTCAAACTATAATCTATTTGTAGATGGGAGCTATTCTTTTTTTATTATACAACATGTCTAAACCGCCTATTAATATAGAATATATAAATTCATTTATGAACATGAAATCAAGAGGTGAAGACGATACTCAATTTCTAATTGAAAACACACCTGTTATTAACAATATAAATACTCAACAAATAAGTTCCATTTTAAGTAAAAGAGAACTAAAGGAATATAAACAAATAACCTTTAACTACGGTTATCATAGAATGAGTATAAATGATATTTCAGAAGATGGATCTCAGCCATTTGAAGATCCTATTTTACATAAAATAAGTTCATATCCAGAATTACGTAATAGACCTAAAAGAAAATTATTATGTAATGGAGAAATTTATAATTACGGAGATCTCATTGAATCAGAAGGATTTACTGATAAAGATTTACAATCACAATCAGATTGTGAAATTATATTACCATTATATATTAAATATGCTGATAAAGAAAAAAATTCAGAAAAAGGTCTTGTAGAATCTTTAAAAAAAATAAACGGAGAATATTCTTTTGTTTTAACAGAAAATACTACAACATTTAATTTAAAAAACATTAATGCTTTTGTTGTAAGAGATCTTTTTGGAACACGACCATTATACATGGTAAAATACATTGCTAAAAACGAAAATTTATCTGAAATGTTTTATCTATTTACAACAGAATTAAAGGGTATTCCAAAAGAATTGTTAAAAAATCCAGATTATATAGTAACAGAAATACCACCAGGATGTTTTTGGTCTTATCAAAAAGCTATTAATTCAAGTTCACAAAACAGTATGCAAAAAAATATGCAAAAAAATATAAGTGACGAATTTACTACATATTATGATTTATCTTTTTATTCAGATTTATCAAATTGTATTTATAATAAACCTGATCCAAATACATTAAGTAGTATTTATAAAAATATAAATTTAATATTAAATAAAAGTGTAATTGAAAGGTTTAATTTATCTGATAAAAAAGTAGGTTTATTATTAAGTGGTGGTTTTGATAGCTGTATCATTCTTAGTATTTTAGTAAAATATTTAGTTGAATACGGTTATGATAATCCTTTATCAGTTTTTACGATAGGCGATTTAGATAATGATGATGTTATTAATGCAAAAAATCATGTTTTATATTTAGAAAAAACATACAATATTATAATACATCATCACATTGTAAGTTTATCAGATTACAATTTAATTTTACCTGAAATACCAAATATTATAAAAGGATTAGAAACATATGATCCTGTTACCATTAGAAAAAGTATACCTTTATATTATTTGTTAAAATACATTAAAGAAAAGACTGATATAAAAGTACTACTTTCAGGCGAGGGTTTAGATGAATGTTGTGGTTATGATGAATTATTTACATTAAACGATAAAGAATTTAGAGAAAAAAGCATAGAATTACTTTTTAATTTACATAAATACGATTTGTTACGATCAGATAAATTATCTGGGTTTTTTGGTTTAGAAATTAGATATCCATTTCTTTCAAAGGATTTTGTAGAATATATATTATCAATTCATCCTTCTTTACAACGACCACAAATGTCTGGTTATTCAAGAGATCCTATTGAAAAATATATTATACGTAAATCATTTGATAATGAAAAAATTCAAAAGGAGATATTATGGAATTCTAGAAAAGACATTTCTGAAAGTTTCAATACATTTACTGATTTTTTATCAACTTGTTTTAATCAACAAATTACAGATACAGAATTTTATAATTACATTCAAAATACTACCTTGCCGTCTAACGACGTCTTTGTTAAAGGTACAAGTGGAGTAATACCTAATTCTAAAGAAGATATGTATTATAAAAAAATATTTAATACACTATTTCCTAATATGGAAAATATCATCAGTAAATATTGGAATGTATTGTAATTTCGTTTAAAAGATCTTATTTTTTTATTGATTTTGTTTATATATATACATGGATAGATTAACTGATTTTTTAACTGTATTTTTTGTAAATAATAGTGTTAAAGAAGAACAAAAAACTCGCGTTAAAAAAAACAATAAAGTCATTAACTACGATAAAGACGCTGATATACTTCAAAATACAACTATAAGTAATGAAATACATGTTCCATTAAAAATAGAAAAAAAAAGCGATAAAGAGTCTATTAAAAAAGAAGAAGATTCTATTAAAAAAAAGGCGTCTATTAAAAAACAAAAAGATTCTATTAAAAAAGCGTCTGTTAAAAAAGCGTCTGTTAAAAAAGAGTCTGTTAAAAAACAAAAAGATTCTGTTAAAAAAGAAGAAGATTCTGTTAAAAAAGAAGATTCTGTTAAAAAACAAAAAGATTCTGTTAAAAAACAAAAAGATTCTGTTAAAAAAAAGGCGTCTGTTAAAAAACAAGAATATTCTGTTAAAAAAAAGGCGTCTGTTAAAAAACAAGAATATTCTGTTAAAAAACAAGAATATTCTGTTAAAAAAGCGTCTAGTGTCGATGGTTCATTTACACCATCACAAGAAGAAGGATCTAATTTATTTACAGAATCATCTTTTTCAGAAGACGGCAATGTCGACGATAGACGGCAAGGTACCTTTACCGACGACGTCGATAGACGGCAAGGTAGTATTTTTACAGATGAAGAAGAAAATAAACAAATTAGTTTACCAGTTAACGAATTTAAAACACAAGAAGACAAGGTATCTTTATCGTCTTTATCAAGATCTTCAAGCTATCATGAAAGTGAAAGTGAAAGTGAAAGTAAAGAAAAATTTGAATTAAAGAAATATATATTAAAACCTTCAGAATTTTACAAAAAGAATATTTTAATAGCGAATGATGATAGAAAAGATAATTCAGATATAATAAGTAATATTTTATATAAATTAAGTCTTTTAAAAGATATCAGTGATATTTATAGTAATCATATATATATATTTACAGCAAATGATAATAGAAAAATGTTTAAACAGATGTTATTAGATAATCCATATCTATATTTTACAGATTTTCATGTTAAGCAAAATATTGATAAAAAAATAATAAAAGAAAATGATAGAATTATTTGTATTATTGATACAGATATTTTAGATGACTTTGCAAAATTAAATGATTTCATTGATCCTAACATCCATCTTATTTTATTAACGTTAGATAATACTAAAATTATAGATCTTTATAATAAATTAGGAAGTAAACGTCTTCTTATTCATAAACAAAATAAATTAAAATCAATGCAAAAAAGATTCTTTAAATCTATTAATTATAAAGATATTACATTTGAAGATTATTATAATAAAATAAATGATGAAAATACAGATATTAAATATATAATATTAAAAGATGATGAATTGAGATACAATTGAAATTAAAATTAAATCATATCGGACCAAATTACCCTTTCTCCTATTTCTCCCATTTCTATATTACCTTTATTTTCGTCGGTAAAGGTACCTTCAAAAGTTGGTTTTATTTTTTTTTGAAATTGTAAATAAAGAACACCATTTACTAAATCGCATTTATTTTGATTAAAATA